TTGCGCTTGAGCGCTGTCCTTACTACCCGCAGTTGTAGGGTCAATAATTAAACCCCACGCCGCAAATACACCGGTAATAACTGTAATCAGTTGTTTTAACAACTCGTTATAATCCCACGTCACGTTAAAAACAAGCAACACAGCTTGAATAATAAAGAAAACCGCTGCTATCATCGCAATCACCCATGTTTTGTTTTTGAATCGTACTTTCCAGTTAATTTTCATTATTTTTCCTCCTTCTCAGTTTTCGCTATATACTTCCAAATCGCTTTATCCTCCCGCTTCAATAAAGCGATTTCTTTATCATGATCGTTTTGCTTCTCTCTTAAGCTGATGCGGTCTTTTTTGCTTTCTGACATTTCTTCTCTCAGACTATTTAATGTAATGTCAAGCGAATCAATCATGTTTCTCAAAGGTGCGACTAGCGCCCACCTAATCACAAAACCCACAATAGCGGCTATTAGGCTGATTAACGCTATTAACTCGCCTACGCTCATCCCTGCTATTGATATACTCCCCAGTGCCAATTTTCATCATCCCATCTGTTTTTGACATAAAAAATAAGCCTTATTCGGCTTCAATCTAAAATATAAAATAATTGATTTAACGCGAAATAAGTAACGCTTGTGTCGGCAGGCATAAAACTCATTGCATTAGCGGAAGATGCATGTACTCGACCACCAGTCGCTTTGCTCGTTGGCGCGTAAGCCATCGCCGTTCTTGTTGTCTGTATCTCAAGAGGCACAGAAGCAAAAGCGTTAGCTGATGCCCATGCGGTTGATTTTTGAACTTGACCACGGAAAAACACAATTCTAATTCCAAAAATGCATAAAATCATATATTGAGGTGTATTAAATTCGGCTGTAGAATATCCTGCGTTAAGCGGTAAATCTTTCCAAATTGTTTTATAAAACGAATCTGCATTTACAGATAAAGTTGTTTGTCCATCCTTAGAGAAATCTAACGAATCACCGCGCAGCATTGCCTCTTTTAGTTCTCCGGAAACGTTATGATCCTTCAGTTGCTGTGCTACTTTCACACCACCAAGTGTTGTAACATCACTTTTTAAAATAGTAGAGCCGGCACCAGTTGGCAGTACTGTAGCAGCATTAAAACCATTGTCATTCATCGTGACCGTCCCAGTGAACAAATTGCCTTCATCATCACGATAATTAATATTGTGAATAAATTCAGCGCCTGTGATACTTCCGCTCTCTACATCACCTAATTTCGCAGTAATCGCTGATAACTCCCCGACTTTTAAAGCGTTATAATCCAGAGGTATTTCTTTCCAAATTACCCCATCCCACTTAAAAACACCTGTTATAGTATTTTCCACTTCATCTATCTTGAACCACGTATCGTTTATCTTTGGAATAGCTGGCGGTAGCTCACCATAAAAAGGCTTATTGTTATCACCAGCTTTCATTAATGCGTTATTAGCTGTATCTATTGCTGTATCAGCGGAATCTTTTGCATCATTTGCTACTTGTTTTGCTTCTGTTGCGTTTGTATTTGCATCATTTGCTGCATTTTCAGCATTATTTGCAATTTGCTGTGCTGTTTCAGCCTTATTACTTGCTATTGTTGCAACTTTATTAGCATTTGTAGATACCTTCGCATTTTCTCTCAATTGATTAATAATCGCAGGTGTAGCTGAATTGACATCAATAAAATCCCCAACTACACAAGTGCTTTTCGACATATCGCTATAACAAATATTTAGTTCAATAACTCTAGCTTGTACTGTCACAGGTGGGTTCATTTCCAAATCAATAATCCTTACATAGCTACCTTTCCTTACTCGATGTGCTTCAAATCCGTAAACTTGTTCTAACATCAAAATACTTACTTCGTATTGATATGATGGTGATGATAACTTTCTAAGTTCTAGCGTACCCCATTGTTTTAACGCAGTAGCATTAGTAATATTTTCATTTACCATCTTGGACATTAAATAACCTGTGCCGCTAGGATTATATTGCTTATTTGCTTCATCGTTAGATATATAATTCAAGCCGCCATTTATAGAAGATATAGTTAGCTGGGTCCCGTCTGCTTGTGTAGCCCCCAAAGGAATAAGAGCGGTTTTTATATTTGTAAATAATGCCTTTCTGGTTATCCCTTTAATACCTACGCCACTTTCTACTCTAACGCCTTCATTTTCACCAAATTCTTTCGCAACTTTACAATAGTATCCTACTATTCTTCCCTGATAAGTTTTTACATAAAATTTCACCTCACAATCAAACGCTGCACAAGCCTGATGCAACGCTTCTTGTGCAGTTACATATCCAGTTAACTCCAAAGTAGCTACCGCTCCAACATTCTCAGTCTCTTGCGGAATCCACCCACTTCCTCCGAGTATATAAGTTAATACTGGTCCAATATTGGTATCTGTTAAAACTCGGTCGGGCACAATAACATTATTCAAATCAAATATAAAAACATTCTCACAAACTATTCGCTTTTGAGGCCGAGGACTCTTGTCGTCTCTGATGTCTTGTACTTCTATGATTTTGAATAATATAGTATCGTCGTCTAAATCTTGAAGCATTACATAGTTACCACAAGTTAAATATTTTGAACTTTCATCATCGACAGAAACAGAAAACTCATAAGTTGAGTCAAAATCTATGACTTTCTCCGTGTGTGAATCGTTAAAATAATGAGTTCCATTTGTGGAGTCAGCAGATATGGATTTTACAATTTCTTTATTTTCATCTAATATCAATAACATTTAAACACTCCTTTAAAAAGTTCTTGGCCTAACATATACGGTCCAATCTGCCGCTTCAAACGGAGATACATTTAATATTTCTGTTGTACCACCAAATAACTTAAAAAAGTGACTTCCTATCGCTAGATTCTGCATAAAAGGAATGCCATTTTTATAAATTGTTTCTGTTTCAAAATCAAACATTAATTCATCGGATGCATGAGCTATAACTTGCGGAGCTGTGTTTGCAACAATATTTAATTTTTCAACAAGTGTATCTGTGAAAAATAAGTCCCTATTTGGGTCATGTGTGCCTGATGCTGCAGCGTATATATTTAATTGAGCTAATTTTTTTGTGTATTTATTAGCAGTGTCTACAAATACTTTTTTCTTTGTCCAGACAGGCTTTATATTGCTATCAAGTTTGATAATTTCGGCGGTAAATTGATTGCCTATTTTGGTTAGGATAAAGTAACCATAAAAATCTCTGTATTCGTTGTATGCGCCTGTTTGCACCTTTTCTGTCACTGTTTTATATTTCCCATTAACTTTTTTTCTAGTTGAAACTGTTTTGTATGTTTTAGTAACTTTCCCTGCCTCATTAAACAAATCTTTTTCAGGATAATTAGCAACATTTTGATCGCCAATAGATATTTTAACAATATTGACTTCGGTATTTGTGGCATTATCTTTTATTTGAAACGTTGCAATTTTTGCTCCTTTTTCATCAACAAGATACACTTCTAATTTACCTTGTTGCTTTTGTGCTGATGCTATGTTTTGAAGGCGCATTCTTACACGCCAGTTATCCTGTGCTTGGGGAAGAACTACTTTACTCATTGGACCATGCCACTGTGTTCCAACACCATAATCAGATGCTCGAAATACATTTGCGGTTGAAGTAAAACTCCCATCAATAATTCCATTGTTAGCATCAAGCTGAAATGTTAAATCCGCTTGCTTCATTGGTGTCCAAGTTGAAAGCACGTTCATTGGATCGTTTAAAATTATTTCCGATGGTTTAACTGGAGTTTCTCCAGAATCTGGATCAACGCCCTCGCCAATGTATAAGTAATCTTCTTTATTCGATATAGCGATATAAGTGACATCCTGTTTTATAACTGCTCCAATCACAGGGCTGGTAGGTTGTGAACCACGAACTGGTAATTTGTTACTTTCACTAGTTAGCTCAAATTCTTCTTGTTCATAATAAATATACGGGTCTGAACAAACAAAATTCAGCGTTGCCCGTCCGTTATATAAAAGCCTATCTAAGTCTGTAGCTCCTTCAAATCGACCATAATACGTCTTTTCAGGCGCATCATCAATTACCAAAGAGCGTTCTTCTGCATCTACCTGCATCAACCAATCAGCGACAGATGTAGCCCGCTCACTTAATTCTTTAAGGTTATCTCCAACAATTTGTATTTCTAATTGTATTCCCCGTTGACCAACATTTGGGCCAAAATAAAAAGCGCCAATACGACCACTGACGCTTTCCGTATTACCTTCGTTTTGTGGGAACAATGGTGGTTTAATGTCAATTATTTCCACATGCTTATCAAATGAATGAATACCTTTATATGTGAATCCTAAACTCATAAAATCACCCCTTGTGCTCGATTAGTTCTAATAATACGGTTGTTTTGAATTTCTGTTATAAAATCTACCGTTTCCTCCGCCACCAGACGACCATCTAACATTGTTTTATTAACAATTTGAATTGGTTGTACTGTAACTGGGTTTCCGCTTCCTTGCGTTGCTATAGAAGCCCCTGAGTAAGCCGTAATTTCTTTTGTGTTCGGGGTGACTGGGACTGAAATAGCAGGTGATAGACTTGTTAAATGTTTTTGCATTTTATGAGCCGCCAAATCTATAGTATTTAGATTCTTAAGCATTCCGACTCCAATTCCCGCTGGCACTTGTTCACCAACTTCATCGCTCATTAGCCGAGAAGGCGAGTGGATTTTCAGTCTTTTCTTGATTGTCGATTCAATTGTTTTAGCTAGTTGATCCGCTTGTTTCTCTAGTGGGCCGTTCATTTGCTTGAACCCTTGAATAATCCCCGCTACGGTCTGTACACCAAGTTTAGATCCAGCAGTGCGATATTCTTTTGCTTTATCAAGTTCTTTCAACCAAGAAGCGTTCGCATTTGCCAAATCTTTTTTAGCTTTATCGTTCGCCGCCTTGACAGCTTTATCCATCGCCACTTTATCATTTACAGAAGCGTCTAAGCCCAGCTTGTTTGCATTAGCATGTTTTTTACTCCACTCAGCTTTATATTGTTTCAGTTGTGTATCAGACATACCCGCGATTGCTTTAGCTTGTCCTGTTGCGCTTACACCCATGTTGCGTATCTCATCTATAAGCCCTTTACTAACACCGCGTTTTTTCATTTTATCAAGTTGAGCCATAAAATCTTTTTGTTGGGCTGTTTGTGATTTGAGATTTTTAGTTAAATCACTTCCACTTGCTTTTTCTGTAACAGCAGCATCAAATAGTCCAGTCTGATTATATGCGGCTTCTTGATTTGATTTAAGAGCATCGTTATAAGTCTTCTTCGCTTCGTTTATAGATTCCTTAGCTGTTTTATTTATTTTAGCTACGTTATCATAATACTTTTGTGTGCTGCTTTTTATCGACTTATTAAGCTTTGTTTTTTGAGTACTAATTTCTTTATTCGCACTTGCAATATTTAATTTGATTTGTCTTGTTTGCGCCGCATTTAAGCGATATTGCTTATTAATTTGTTTTAATTTATTAATGTACGATTGTGCGCTAATTGCGCCTGTTTTGTAATCTACTTGCACATTTGATATTTTATTACTTACATTTTTCGCATAGCTTGTTTTAGTACCTTTGGCATAATGAGGTACATTACTCAAAGCTTTAGCTGTTTTATCCCCTCGTAGCACTTCGGTACCTCGTGGTAGATTAAGAAGAACGTTACGACCTTTAGGAACAAAACTATTCCCATCCGGGGTGGTAATCATTTCTTCATAGTTGCTTCCATTGGCATCATTAACTAATGCAGGTCCGCCTTTGTGGTTATTTGTCCCAGTTGCATAACCTACCTCTTGAATTCCACTTGGACTTTTACCACTCGTTTTGTATGCAATAGAAATTACTTTTTGATTTTTCATGTTGAGCATATCACGCCACGAGTTTATAGCATTGTCAATAGCGTTTTTAGTAGCCTCTGCGTTGGAATTAATAACTAAATCTTTTCTATGGACAGCTATGTTGTTATAGTCGTCGACTGTTCTACTACCTCTATCTATTTTTGATAATAGGTCTCTGTTGTTTGCAAAAAGGTTTTTAAGATTCACCTTTTGTCCGTTATATTGAACAATAACATCTTTACCACTCTGAATTTTATTCCTAACATCATAGTTATTTGCTAAAAGCGTCTTTAAATCTACGTTCGTTCCGTTATAGCTAACTAACATCCCTTTAGAAGAATTCATTTTCTTTATTACATCAGAATTATCAACTACTAAAGTTTTCATTGATGGAGGTAAGTTGTCCCAAACTCCCATGTCTTGAAGAGCTTTTTGTAACGCCAGACTAGTATCTGCATTCGCAATCATACTTTTTTGTTCAGGCTTCAATTTATCCCAAATACCTAAATCTGACAACGCGTTAGCTACATGTATAGAGTCCTCATAACTGACAATTAATTTCTTTTCGTTGAAAGTCATCTTATCCCAACGACCACTTTCAATAGTTGCTGTTGCAATTGTTTTCTTAGCATCTGTGGTTAATTTTGCTTCTTTCATGATGAATTTAAGATTATTCCAACCATCATCACTTTTAGCTAAATTAGATACGAATTCACCAACATTGTCTCTTATTTCAGAACTTTTAGGGTCTAATACTAAGTTGTTCCATGCGGTATCTGCCATTTTCGCTCCATCGCCAATTAGCTTGCTGGCTTCGTCAGCTTTGCCCGCTTTTTCTTGTACATCACGTGTAAATTCGTCATAATCTAGTCCCATATCTTTTAATCCGCGTCGGATGTTTTTTCGCGCGACTTCATTACTTACACCTAACTTGTCGTATAACTGTTCTTGCGTTCGTATCCAAGCCGTTACACTAGATCGCACTGTTCTATTCTGATCTCTATCCAGTTGGTTCATTGCATTATTGTATGACGTTTTATCTATTAATTCTTTATCATAAGATTCTTTGAATGCTTTCTTTTGTTTCTTCGTTTCATCTGTTGTTGCTTTTGTGACTTTACCAAGATAGTCAGCTTGTTCAGTGAGTGCTTTTGTGCTTAAATTCTGCACCTCACCATTCATCGCTTTTATCAGCTGTGTTTTCTTTTTGTTGCTTAAGCCTAAACTTTCAATTTGTTCAATCTGCATATCTTTGTAAATATTGTTAACAATTTTCGATTGTTCAGATGTCATCTTGCCAGTTTTAACCGCATGAGATTGATAAATCTTTTCTATTTCTTTATATTGCGAATCTACGTTTGCCTTTCTTTCTTCTGCCCTCTTTTCAGAATCTTTCATGGCGTTGTCTAGTAACGCTTGTACAGCAGGTGAAGCTTCATCATATGCTTTCTTGAAGTCACCCAATGCATCGTCTGTATTCTTCTTAATTTCGTCCGCCATGTTTTTGAAAGCACTGACAATTTTCTCGCTGTCTTCTGTAGCGCCAGTTGCAAAAGTGTCTAAAGCCAGTGTACCTTCCGATGCAAACTCATTAAATTTCACCATAGACTTATCTGCCTCGGCGCCAATGTCATAGCCCCACGTTTTCACACGTTCTTTACTCTCTTCAATTTTACTTATATGTTTATCTAACGCATAGATCCCTGCACCAAGTAAAGCTGCGCCTGCTAGACCAATGACAGCTGGCAACGCTCCAAACGATCCCGCTAATCCTGCCGCTGCCAAACTAGTTCCTTCTACCGCTGTTGTAGTAGCCCCAAACCCAGCTGCCAAAGAAGTTAATTTACTTCCCAATCCCAATATCTTACCTAGCCACGCGAACCCTTTTATTAGTCCGCTAGTCATTGATACTAGTTTTCCGCCAACCGTTAATACAGGACCAGTTGCTGCAATAATTCCAGCCCATTTTATAATGTTTTGTTGTTGTTCTCCAGAAAGGTCATTAAATTTATCAATCATTTTGTTAGCCCACTCGATGATTGGAGTGAGGGCAGGCATTAATTTTTGTCCTACGTTCTGTTCTAATACTTCGAGCGAAGCTTTGAATTGATCCACACCAAATTTACCAGCTTTTCGCATATTATCAGCAACTTGTTTAGTATATCCATTTGCTTCATCAGCGCCCTTAGAATATTTACGTAGAGAATCGCCTCCCGCTTCTAAAAGTGTATTAACAGCTGATAAAGGTTCACGTCCGAAAATCATTGTTAAGAAAGAGTTTTTCTGTGTTTTTGTCATTTTCTTTGTTTTATCATTAATATCATCTAAAAGCGTTGGTAATGATTTCATGTTCCCCTTCGAATCTTCTATTTTAAGGCCAACGCTTTTCATTGCCTCTGCCGCTTGTTTAGAAGGCTTTAATAAACTTGTAAGCATTCCCCGTAAACCAGTACCTGCTTTTTGTCCTTCAATACCTCTGTTAGAAAGTAATCCAACTGCTGCGGCTGTATCTGTAAGTGAGTATCCTAGCGAATGCGAGATAGGACCAACATAGTTCATTGCTGTTCCCATATCAGAAAATCCAGCCGCTGTTTTATCAGCTACATAGGTTAGCACATCCGCAACTTTGTTTGTATATTCCATCTGCTTATTTGTGTCTTTAGAAATCATTCCAAATTGTTCTAACGTCGAAGTAGTAACTGTCATAACTGTTTCGAACTCATCACCAGATGCACGAGCAGCATTAAAAATCGCAGGCATAGACGCCATTGTTTGATTAATATCGTAGCCTTTTTTAACCATTTCTTTCATACCGAGCATAGTTTGCTCAGAAGCTACGCCGTATTTAACGCTAGCTTTTTGCGCATAATCAAATACCTGCGTGTAACGATCGCCAAACTCTTTCGCCGATTCTCCGGATTCACGTAATAAAGAGTTAACTTCTGTTACTTCATTATCGAAATCGAGATATGCCTTGGTCGATTTAACCATTCCAGCTACAATCGGCGCTGTAAATCCAACGGTCATCGCAGTTCCAGCTTTTGTTAACTTTTGTCCAGACTTTTCTAGCATATTACCGAACTTTTCAACCTTAACAATAGATGAATCTAAACCTTTAACATTAACATTTTTCTTGTTAATTTTGTCGATATTGTCCGCGGCTTTCTGACCCTTTTTCGCAAAATTGTCCATGTCTTTATCAATCTTGTTCATCTGACTTTTATAGCCATTCTCGCGTATTTTTATATCGTAATAAATTTCTCCCGCTTTACTCATGTTTTCACCCCTCTTTCGGCTTGCTATTAGCTTTCAACGCCTTTTCTAATCCTTCTTCATTAGAAGCAGCATCCTCAAAATATCCACGCTTTAACATGATTCGATTTTGCTTTATTTTTTCTTTCAGCAAATGCTTTGGCACTTTGCTTCGTTCGGTCATTCGAATTTCAAGAGTTGTCATAAATGGCGTGTCACCACCGAGATTCCCGAGATATGTCCGGAACTCTGAAAAAGTCATATTTGACAATTCTTTGCGCAATCTGATGCCGTAATAAGACAAAAAAGAAGACTCGATTAAATCAAAGTCTTCAACTATTCCGTAATACTGTTTTCCTGTAACTTCCCCTCGTCACTTTCCTCGCTCATATCGCTTTCAAATAATTTAGCTATAATGTATTCAATAAGCCCCTCGTAGACTTTAGTTGGCAATGTTTTAGAATTGATTTCTTCTCTGTCTTCTTTGCTGAAAAAAATAGCAAAAATATCATCGTTCGTTGCTACAATTCCATCTGTGATAGTCATTAACAATTCATGCATGTTTTCATTATTTGGTATTGTATGTTCGTCATCACTTTCATCAGCTTTTAGTTTAGGCGCAAGAACTTGTCCTAAAATTTTGGGGGCTTCATCCAAAAGCGCACTGTACTTAATGTGTGCTTGTGCCGAAATGTCCGCATAATACTTTTTCCCGTTAATTTCCAAAGGAAGTTTTACTTCATTCTCGTTAAAATTAAATGATTTCATTTTTGTCCTCCAAATTAGTAAAAGCCCTCACTCAGAGGGCTTCGTATTTTGTTTATTAGGCAGATGTTACAGAAACAGAAACGTCATTTTTAACCGATGGTTTCACTTTGGACGCAACTGTGATTTTAATTGCAGTTACTGTTGTAGCAACTCCTGTTAAAGTTCCATCGCTAGCTACTGTTGCTTTTGTTTCATCAGATGAAGTGAATGTTACATCTTGTGGAGCTCCTGATGGCAGTACTCCTGCTGTAATTTTAACAGTTTCTCCAACTTTTACAGTTTTAGAGGCGCTATCTACCGTTACGCTTGTTGGCTCAATGGTAGGCGCTGGCGTAAAAACCGGCGTACCATTTGAATTCTGTGTGGCAGAAAATGAACCAATATCGTTCGCACCACCACCACCGAAATCATTAATCCCGATTGGTCCAGTGATTTCATACTTAGAGCCTGCTGGGAATTTAACCACAATTGTTTTTTCAGCTTCAGACCCAACTTTATCCCAAGTTTCACGTAATTCATTTTGTCCTGGATCTGATTCATTGTATTTCCCATCCAAACCTAACTCCATAGCAGCACCTGTTTTTACCGCACGTTCAAATACCTCACCAATTGTTGTATATTGTTCCACATTTGAGTTCAGTGAAATGTCTAAAGTTTCTAAGTCTTTAATCGAAACACCATCTCCGCTTTCCCCTGAATCTTTAACCGAAATTTCTAATTGTTTAACTGCATAAGTTGCCATTAACTTACATCTCCTTTTCAAATAATATTGTTAGTTGATAAATCAAACGACCATCATCGTCATAATCGACTTGTCCGCCGCTTGCTACATCTGTTGCTACTACCTTCTGATTTTGGATATTCAGCTCAGAAGGGTTTGTTAAAAGAAAGTAGTTACGTAATAAATCGTATGTTCGTTTGCATTGAATTGTGTTTTTGTCATAAATTAAAAAGCCGATGCTCTCACGAACACGACTTTGCGTTTGTACTTGCTTGTTTTGAAATGTCGGTGCTTCATTAATTACTACCATTGAATCAAGCCCCGTTTGTTTAATGAATCCAAGTGTTTTTATAGCTGGGAATGTTTTTTTGAAATGCACTACTAAATCCTCAATCATAAGCGCATCCCACCTTCTACAATTTGGTTAATACTCTGAATTCCATAACTTACAGCCATTTCGTACCAACGTGGATTCCGACGATTTTCATAATATTGTCTGCGGGCATAAGGAGTTAAACTAAACACTCTAGCTACAGTTGAATTTTTTTGGATGATAACTTTAAAATCCGAACTTCGTCGCAAGTCTCCATACAAAATTGGAGTAACAGGCTGTGCTAATTCAACCAATTCTCGCCCAGCCTTTGCAGCCGTTGACAAAGCTTTATTATGAATATCATCTATGACTGCATCTTTAAAACTACTAAAGCTCATGCTCTGTCACCTCTCCTACAACAATTTCGAAATGGTGAATACTTCCATCAGGATTTGGCGGGAAAGATACGCTCTGGACCACACCTTTAATTAAACAATAGTCAGGAATTACAAAAGATACATTGTCTCCTTCACTCACAACAAAATTTAATTTGTTACAAAATAAGTTAACAATATATCTTATGTTTAACCCTTCCTGTGTTTTATTTACGAGCTTTTCAAACTCATAGCGAAACATTGATTTATTAATTGCATCTGGTAAAAGATTTCCAAAGTCATCGCACCCACTATTACTAGTTATAGTAACTTCTGTGTTTAGGATAGCCTCGGGAATAGGCGGTAATTGAAAGCTCATTAACAGCCACCTACTCCCGCATAAAGCCAGCTACTAGATAAAAGTAAATCCATCACTTTGTCCGGAACGTCAGGTATAAAATTGTTCGAATTTTGTGATTGACCACCCATAGTTAATTTGCCTAGTGTAAAGTTACCAATGCCAATAAACTCACCATATTTCTTGATGTGTTCACACTGCCACGCAACAGCTTGTTTAATATCATCATCCACATCGTCCTTGTCTATGATATTCGGCATAATTTGCTTGTCAATTGCTACAGAAGCGGCTTTTATTAAATTATCCGCTTCTGTTGGTTCGATACTTAAGTTTGTTAGACTAGCTAACTCACTTGGTGTAATATACGTTTTCATTTACTCACCCTCTTTATTTTTGGGCTCCTTTTTACTCTTGGGTGGCGATTTTTCTGATTCTTTTTCTGGTTCTTTATCTGGTTCTTTATACTCGAACTCTTCAAAACCATCAATTTTCAATTGATTGATTAATACAACATTGTCTGTATTGTAAACGACATTTTCTTTTTTAAATTGCATTTCCCCAACCTCCTTAGACTTCTGTAGAAGCGATTACGCCATCTTTTTGTTGGTCCAACACAAAAATGTCGTGGTATACACGATATTGATACAACCAGCCATCACCTTGCCCTACAGAGCCAGGTGCGTGCAAATAGATAGAAGCATGTTTTGCGCCGCCGACAATAGAACCTTTATTTACAAGCAAGAAATTCAGTTTCTTAGCACCTGCAGCTGGTTTGTAACCATCTGTAAAATCAAAAGTATCATAGAAACGATCTTCCGCTTCTACCTCAACAATACGTGTACCATCAATAGCCGTAATACGCGTTTCGATGGATGAGGGACCAATGTTTTGCACATTAATAGCTCGAACAAAATCATCACTAAGTTCTAATGCTGCCATAACATCTGGCGAAACATACATAACAAGATTCTGAGTTCCGTATTTCTTCACTTTTCGAATTGCCGCTTTTAATTTTGTGAACACATTATCTTTAGTGATTTCTTCCGCAACCGAATTACTATTTGTTTTCGCTGCTGTTGCTAACTTAGAAAATCTATAAGCGTCCATTTCTGGTCCAGCATGCCGAGAATTAAACTCTTTAGTAACATTCGCAGCAGAAAGCGCTTGACCTGTTTCGTCCACATCCATAACATCTACAAAGAATTCTACATCACGATCAAAATCAATCGTATAAGATTTATTTGTGTTTGAAGCAGAACCTTCGTTATATCCTTTATTTCTTGTATGTGCTTTAAGTCCTGTTGTTGTGATAGTATGAATCTTAAACGTTTTTGCATCTAACCATAAAAGGTTAGGTGTTTCTAATTCATTTGTGTAAGTGCCAAAGACTAACTTCTGGTCGAGCTCCTTACCGTACTTGTCTACATAGTTAATAGCCATTTTGCTATCTCTCCTTTTCTAATTATGAATTTAATGCTTGAATGAATGGGTCTGTAGCACTTGGCTCACTTGCATTGCCTAGTCCTGCTCCGATTGGTGGAGGCGTGTCACCATCATCAGATTTTGCAATCCATTCCGGATATTGCTCTGCGAATTTCGCTAAGTTGTCGTCATTTCGCTCTTCATCCCCAAAAAGCTTCGTAAACGCTTCGTAACGTTCTTCTTTTACGCCGCTTTCTTTTAACTTACTGTGCCACTCTGCCGTTTGTTCTTTCTGAACATATTCATCCAGCTTTGATAGTGCCTCGTCTTTCTCTTTTTGAAGTTTTTTCAATGCCTTTTCAGATGAATCATGTTCGCCCACTTGATCGTTAAGCTGATTAATTTGGTCGTTTAACTTCGTGATTTCTTCCTCATGCGCGCTTTTGATTGTTTCAATCTCTCCATTAAATTTCTTTTTTTCAGCCGCTAAGCGATTCTTTACAATTTCATCCAGTTCTGCTTGGTTAAAATTCTTATCGTCCCCACCTTCAGCAAAATGTTGAATGTCAAACTTACGCTGTAAATAATTCTTCATATTTCCTCCTTTTTAAGCTCTGAGTGAGCCATCCCTGTCTATTAGTTGCCGGCAGGTAGGCAAGATTTTTATATCAAGCCAAACAAAAAAAGCGTTCATTTAGACGCTTTTATAATTTCTCTATCCAATTCTCTCTCTAAGAATCGATTGTTATTCAAATGGTCTTGCAAAGCTTCTTCCCATTGCCTTACTTTACTAGCTGTATATTGTTTAGAGGGACCTTCTGCAAGTATATCTTTTGTTTTCCAATCACGAATGCCGCGCTCGTAGTACCGTTGCTTACTTTGAGCCTCATATTCTTCTTCATCATATGGGATAGGCTCGTCTGTTTCGTCACCTTCGAAATACGAATATAAAAAATGGTGGCAATTTGGATGAAACAAGCCATCGTTTTCCGCTTCTTGTAATGTTTTATATTCATTGCTTTCGTAGTTAACTGATAGCACTTCTCCTTGCCAAGGAGCACAACGCGGACAACTTCTCACGTGAGCTGACACTTGAACTAATTCGTGCTCATATCTTCCAAGAACGCGTTTCATGGCATTTAAACCAACATTAAAAAAAGCACCTCTTGAAGCCATTTCCATGTAAGCTCCTGGTCGGTACTTTCTTCCAGACTGATCTATAACATTTCTTATCCCATCACCTAAAACATTAATAAGTGATGTTGCGATAGCATATTTTAAAACTCCATTGCTATCTTTTGTTTCCTTAACCACTTGTTTGTATTTGGAGGGCGCGATTTTTTGCCAATAATTAGCCATATCTTCCGAAATTTGGATAAGCGCATCACTTTCAGATAAATAGTCGTCATTTTGTATATCAACCTCTTTCTTAGTTTGATATCTGGCTTCCATTTCGTCCTCGTATTCATTCACGCAATCAAGATAAACACGATACGTTAGTTTATCTATTTTATTTCTCGTTTCGTCTTTGAAAAGACTTATATGTGCTTTCAATTCTCTTTTAAACCTTATCAAACGCGACTGCTGAATGAATTTCCATTTTGTTGGATTCTTAGCGCCATACATAACATGCTTCTTTATCAGCAAAAGTAAGTCTATTTCGGCATTGTTAAAGTGGTTTCGTAAGATAGATGCTTCTTTTTCGAAATCAACCGGTGCATGGTGATGGCTCATCTAATCACCCGCCTTTCGTTTCCATTCCCCCAATTGCTTCCGGGTCAGGAACCTCTCCGATTGCGTTTTCTAAATAGATGCGTTTTACTTCCGCTTGAATTTCTTCATCTTCCCACTTAGGGTGAATTAGTTTCACCTTTTCTTCTACACTCATAGCTAATGCACTGTTCATATTATTTAATGTGCTAGATAATTCATTCAGATTAACAGACATTGGATCTGGAAACTCAATTATTACCCTGATTTCATCACGCATTATTGCTTTTTCTTTATTGTTTGTTCCGCCAGTTAACAAATATAGGAAGTCCCAAAGCATCTGTTCGTAAACATTTTGAATAAGGCGTTTTTTCTTCTCAATTTTACGCACTGTCGCGTCTTGTAAACTCCAAATTTCGGTCGCCTTAACTTCTCTATTACCTAGATTAAAAGTAGCGGGATTATAACCAGATTTCGAAACAGCTTTCTGAGCAAAATATTCCATCGTTTCGCGATAACTACCGTCTCGGAAGTCTCCTTGCATGAATTGAATCATGTCATTTAACTTCGCGCCAGCATCTAACGTTCCTTTGAACTGCATAAAGTAGTCTTCATCTACATTCATGGACCATTCTTCTTTATCTGTGCTCTTATTAACTTTTTTCCTAAACATTCGTTCGCTAGCCGCTATTTTTGTTTTTGTTTTCTCTCCTTCGCGCATATAAACAGTGAAAAAGTAATCTACGGCAAATAAATAATTGGTACATTGCGATAAGTCAGATTCCCCAAGATTAAGATGTGGGTATCTAGTATTGCTTGGGCTATTATTTATTAAATACGCGCCCATACTCTTTAAACCAATTGATACAGAATGATTCAATTGAATATTATTTGTGTACAGATAGCTTGTAATCTGTTCTGGTAGTCTCTCCGCACCCATAGGAGTAGTTTTATCGCCATCAATTTTAATAACAGAATATGTTACAAAACCTCCAGATAATTTTTTCCCTTCCTTGTCCCATTGTTTTATTTCTCTGCTTTCAACTAAATAATAAATATCTGCTTTATTACTTGTGGGTATTTCCTCAAAGAAATTAAAACGAAATGGCTCATTGTTTTTAAAATCTATCCAAAATTGGCTAGAGCTATGAACGCTAATAGATGGTCGCCCATTTAAAATGTTGATCTTTACAGCGGATACTCCGCTCCCTCCTGCTAATTCAACAATTTTCACGCTCTTACTATCAAAATTATCAATCCGTAATGCTTCTTTCAGTTGCTTTGTTAAGTTTTCATCCTTACTGCCATCAACCCCTGTTACATCAATACTTAAAGGCTTTCCAGATATATACTCAGCCGCAACAACAACTATCTCATTGCCTGTTCCAGAGTTCATTAACTTATCGTGTACGGTTGGCACATATCCTTGAGCCCACAACGAAGTTAAATAGGAGTCTTTGCTCCATTCTTTTTGATTATCTGGAACGAGCGGCAGATATTTTGGTATTAACTCCGGTTCGCTGCCATTAGGTTTTCCATTTAGCCAACCTTTAATAAAACGTGTCATTACACTCCAAACACCCATTTAATCACTCCTTTCTATATATCTTCATAATTCCTATAAAAGTAGTTTGTAGCGTATCTACTTGTATCCATCGCGTGATTATTCTTGTCAACTGGTTTCCCGCTGTTTTCGTCGCGTACATACATACCAATTTCTTGTAGCCAACTGTAATGGTCATATTGATCGTTAGGTTGTTCAACAAGCAAATAACGCCTTTCGCTTAATAGCGACTGCATCCGCTCAATTCCAACCTCTATACCTTGCGCTTTACCTGTCACATCATTAGCATTGTTGTCTGCTCCTGCTGTATCAACACCAACCTTTTCCAGTTCTTCACGTAGCCAGCGACAGGCAGGATCAATAAAAACAGGCTCATTTACTAGTACTTCATACTCTTTCATACACCATTGAATAAATTGTTTTATCTCAACGGCATAAGTTGAACCAGCTTTTACTTCTCCTGTATCCCTACCGCTATGATAATAGGATGCAACTTGATTCAATTTGTATTTATAATGTCCGTCTGCCTCATGCTCTGTAATTACATAGCACTCACAAACAGTAGCATCTTGTTGTCCTCCATCACCAAAAAAGACCATCTCAATTGGACGACCTTCTAATTTGGATATTTGGTTTTTCTGCATATCAAATGTTTCATAAATAATACCTTTTGGTAAAACTCGTTTGCCATACCAGTCACGTTGCAAAAGGTAAGAAGAGAACTTTAATTCGTTATATAGTTCGTTTCTTCTCTCTTCGTCAAGTATAGGATTGTCAAATGGTGTCCAATGACGCCACTTGTAACGTCCTGTTTTTTCGTAACGATCAAATACTTCTGAAATAACTGGATGACTTGGCGCAGGTGGATTCAGTTCGGCCAGATGAAATCTATTCTTTGCTGCATATGTTCGCCGAAAGGATTCACGCACAAAATCCATATGCAATAAGTTGATTTCTAGGAATGTGACCGATCCAAGCGACATACCAGTGATAGCACCAACGCTATTCACTTTGCCGCCACCTTTGTAGTAAATCTTCTTATTACCATTAGGCGCATAAAGGAGTAAGTGATCTCCGTGTTCATCGTGTTTCATTTCGGCAAGGTTACCATAGATGTGCATTAAACCTAAGCCGTCACCGTCCATAAACAGCCGAAAGGCTTGCTCTTGGTTATAAGCAGTGACTAAATGGTTTTGATCCTCTGAATTTATATAAAAGTTGGCCATTTTGAAAATGTCGGCGGTGGTTTTACCAGATCGTGGCGTCCCTTCGTTTACTTCTAAAGTAATGTTATTCGTTATCTGCCTGATCGTCTCCTGTTGCTTTTGACTGAATGCTAGTTGCACCACTGCCGTCACCACCGTTCACTACATCGATAAGAGCATCAAGAATCGAAGTATCTTTCTTAGCCCCTTTAAGAAGCTCTGTACGAGCCTGTATGTTTTCTGTAGAAGCAATAATCTGATTAAGTTTAACCGGGCGCTCGTCTTGTTCATCTGCATTTAATTTATTAATCTGTGCATCAAGAAGAGCTACGCGTCTATCTTGTAACTCTTTTGTTTCTTTGTAGCCTGATCTATCGAATAAATCTTGAAGTATTTGAGCTCTCAAAGAGAGTATTTCTTTCCAATCTTTATGCCACAATAAATCTCGCTTTGAAGCACTAATCTCTTCATAAATTTCACTTACACTATCCTCTAGCTCTTCTAGTTGAATTTTCAGATCGTCATATTCATCCAATAACTCTTTCTTTAACTTCCCTTCATCTGCTTTCCTTCCATCCAATTTTTTTATTTTGGATTCAGTTCGCCTTATTTTCGCCTTTAAATTATTAATATCAGCTTTCGCAGTTATTTTACGAGCATCGGTAATACTTAACTTTAGAGACGCATCTTCATGCTTCGCTATTTTATCGTCAATCATTCTGACCTGTTTCCATAATTCAGCATATATTTTCGAAGCGTCATCCTGCATACGTTTTGAAAGTAGTTTCATTTCTTCATCTATAAATTCCAGCACCTTAACATTCCTTAACAACCTAGAAGCTTGTTGCTCTGCTGTCTTAGCGCTGTAACCCGCTGATATGGCAGCTTCTTTGCCGTTAAACCCATTCATTACATAGGTTTTAGCAAAGATTTTATATTTCTCTTCCGTTTTCACTACATATCACCACGCTCCCTTGATAATCAAATAGTTATTTGTTTTCTGTGTTATGAATGTTGCTGATCACTACTTCAATAGCCTGTAAATAATCTTTCTTCGTCTGTTCAAATGATTTACCATTGAACTTAGCTGTCTGACTAATAAACATTTCAAAAGACTTTGCAAGAGCGTATGACAGTTCACTTTCACTTCCGCCCACTTGAATGTTGAACTCTGGTTGTCTGTCTTTCCGCTCTGATATGGTTGCTTTGATTACTTGCCGCATGTTTTAGTTCCTCCTTTGGATCAGTAATAGTGATGCCTTTTTCGGTATCTCTACCGATCATATGTTCAAAGTTCATAATTTCCTCCAAAATAAAAAGCCTAGCATGTGCTAAGCCTTTTCATAAGTCTGTTCAAAAATATCTGGTTTGCAAGGATATATCTCGCCTTGCACTCCTTTGATAACATAATCCCCACGTTCTGCCCTCATTGTCCCTTCTAGTGTTTTAATATCAGCGAACAACGAACCGGTTTCGTCAGCAGTAATCACTGCACTAAACCAATCTGGTGAAGGTTCATATCCGAAACAGAACGCTTCAATAACAACCGGTTTTTTACGATATTTCATAAGATCACTCCTTAATTTTATTGTTAAGATAATTAGCTTTTAATTCATTAAATTTATTTTCGTATCGTCCTCCTTCAATCGAATAATTTTTAGCCTTAACAGAAAATAAAAAGCCATCAAGTTTTATTTTTCTTGCAAAAATATTTGCAGAGTGTGATGGACGTAAATGCCAAACCTCATCGCCTAATTCAAAACACCAACCGCTATAGTTTTTCGTAATCAAATCGCCTTTTGTTTTAATAACCTTATCAACAAAGTTGTTAAGTTCTCTTAAATCCCAAAAAATGTATAAAAATTGTTTCACTTTCAACAACTCCTTAATTTCATGTACAAAAATAGCCCTACCGTAGTAGAGCTCTTATAAACGTCCCCTCATGGGACACATTGCTAAGAGGTGTGAGGGGTTCTATTCAATTAATACACTCGAACAGGAAGATGTCTCCTACCGGGACTAGTGAGCAGATATAAAGCCTCTGTCGGGCTAAACAGCGAGTGCCTACTGTTTACGTCCACTCATGGACAATACCATAATATCATGGTTTCCCTCCCGAAAAGTATCTAAAAAGTATCATTTTCACTTTTTAACACTTCAATATCTAACGTTGTAGCTAATTCAATCACTGCTGCGCGCTTCTCACGTTTGTACTGTGCGATCTCATATGGAATATCGATCATAATGTCGACGTCTTGCTGATCGTGCAGGAAGCTCTCTAGGATGATTTTGCGATGTATTGCTTCTAGCTGATTAATGATCACATCGTACTTCTTAACGGCTACCTGTGCATTGTGTACGTTGTCTACATTGTGTATCGCTGCTTCTTCTACCTTGCTGTGAAACTCGTTTCCAAAATTTGGCGGTGTGATCGTGTATGTGGTAGTTAGTGTAGGATACTTTCTTTCTCCCGCCATCACTCGTAATGCTTTATATTTTCTGAAAAATTCTTTTAGCGCTCGAACCGTTTTGATATAGTCGATTTTATCAACTTGTGGTAGATCAAAAAGAGTACTCATATTCATTCCCCCATGTTATAATTGACTTGGGTAGCCGGGGGAATCTTCGGCTTTTTTTATTTGTACAGCCTACTTTTAGCTTATAAAATTAAAAATAGGCTGTTTTTTTATTTTTACTCTACTTCCACGATTACTCTGCTTTCTTCTTCCTTGCTGACAACGAAATGATCCGAGAACCCTAAAATATGATTTAGATTGTCATTCTCGATCATTCCCGCTTCCATCATGCCGTCAAAAATGAATTTCTTCGCAAACGCAATGTTATCCGGGTCTTTCCGCTTATCTGGTATGATCCACGTAAACTTTAATCTGCACGGCGTTGGGAACGTGACGCCTAGCTGCATAGCGCGCATGATGTAGGTCTTGCATTTATAGGTCATTGCCTTCTTAACCTTCGCTGCTGCTTGTCTATGGCCACGCTCCTTATTGATGTATACGTTTAAATCAGTAAGTGGTAGTGGGATCACAATGCAATTACTAATTGTGGCATTCTTCGATAATCCTTGTCTCATAAATAACCTCAATCTCCCTATCTGACAATGTAATAAGATAATCCAAGTCGTAACTCGTTGCTTCTTCAATTGCTTTTATCATGATGTTCCGATCTTTTTGTTCCATGGTAGTCACTCCCTATAATTTTTTATCAGAATGGAAGGTCATCATCGCTAATATCAATCGGCTTACCCTCGCCAGCAAACGAATCCTTCTTCTGGCTCGAATCAGCTCGATATGAGCTAGTTTGGCTATCATTTGAATAATTAGCCCCGTTCTGATTATTATTCGATGTAGAGCTTTCTGCGGGGTTGTGCTTAGGCTCTAAAAATTGAACTGATTCAGCTACGATTTCCGTCACATAAACGCGCTTACCGTCGTTCCCCTCATAATTACGAGTTTGAACGCGGCCGTCAACGCCTGCCATGCTTCCTTTTTTTAAGAAATTAGCAACGTTTTCTGCTGGTTTGCGCCAAACTACACATTGAATAAAGTCAGCTTCTTGTTCTCCTTGCCCGTTTTTGAAAGGGCGATTGACAGCTAATGTAAAAGTCGCAACTGCTGCACCAGCTGGGGTATAACGTAAATCAGGGTCTTTGGTTAAACGTCCTACAAGCACGACACGATTCATCATTTACTTCTCCTCCTTGTGCGTTTTCATATTCTAAAGCTTTTTTCATCATTTCGACCGTCTTCATTGAGCCGCGCCCACCGTAAGTGATTATCATGCTATCAACCTCCAAGCCCAGCGAACGGAACGGTCCAAAAGTAGTCTTTGTGTTCTTCCGCAACATCCTTGACTATTTTTCCTTTGCACAGTTCTATTTCTTGCGTAAATTCTATGCCTCGTTCGAATGCAAATATTTTCATATCCAAATCATATTTTTTTGAATGATCTACATAATTATCTGATATTACTCCCCATGCTTGCTTGAATCCTTCTATTTCGATTTGCGGAATTTCGTCGTCATCTTCGTACAAATCAAAAATTAGCTCAGTATTGTAAATAAAAGCTCTTCTAGTATTGTTGATGTAAAAACCATCTTCACATCTAAATACATATTCTCCGTAATTATTTATTTCGTGTTCAACGGTCCTGTGTTTATATTCAACTTCGTCATTTAAAAAAATGGGATACGTGCTGCCTAACAACTCGTTTTTAAGAAAATTCAATATGTTTTCTTTTGTTCCTCTGATTTTAAGTGTACCCTCTGCCCAATTTGGCATTCACTTTTCCTCCTTATTTTGTTTTTCTCTTCTGCTAAGCTCATCAAGAATCACTTGTATTCCACAGGTATGTTCACGAATGACCAGATTCATTTCTTTTAAATTGTCAAACAGTTCCTCTGTAGAGCGTTCTGATACCATTTCCTTTGCTTCTGCTAGTTCCGCTTTAAACTCTTCTTCAAATGCCATTATTCCGTCACCTCTTCAAATTTTTAATAATTTTAAGCACTAACACTAGTACCGCTCGTTTCAAACGACTTTGCTGAAAGGAATAGGTTTCGTGTTGCTTGTACTTCATTCCACGGTCTCCTTAAAATCACCTAAATGAATTTCTCCCCAGCACTCATCGCAATTAATAGATATTCCTTCTGATTCATCAGAATAACACTCGTCAAAATCCACGCCGTCACCATCGAACAAAGTTAATTTCGCTTTACAATGTGGACATGTAACTTCTAAATAAATAGGTTGTAAATATATTGTGTAATCTACTCCGTTATTCATTCCGACACCTCTTCAAAATTTCTTATATCAATCTCTTCTATTTCCCTTATTAGGAAGCACTCAGGTAAATAACCACGCTGTTTCGCCCACCTGTAGATAAAACTCTGTAATTCTTCTCTGTGTTCTTCTGTTACATCGTCCAAATAGCCATCAGAATACTCCCCAGCCACTTCATATACTCGCTCTGCTATGTTCTCTAGCAGACTGTCGGTTTCGTCTGGAAACGCTATTTCCCCAATTTCACCAACAAAAAAAGTATAAATCAGTTCATTGTAATATGAATATATAGTTAAATCATTCATCACTTGATTGCGAGTTTTTTCGTCATGCGTGTTGTGATTATACTTTTTTAACAAGTTGATACCATGCTCGATAGCCTCATCTTTTGTATCAAAATATGTGATTGATTCCCATCGCCCGCCGTAACTACCGTTTAACATCCATTGCCCTTGCTTCATTCCGCCACCTCCAAAA